CCCGATGGACAGAAGCTCCAGCTCAAAGATGTGGAAGGTGGAGTCACTCCCGACAATAAGCTCGAGCTGCCACCTGTAGATGAGTTGTATAAGCGTGCATGGGAAATCGCTGCTGTCATTTTTGCGGCATTCCTCTATGTGTTTAGTATCGCAGCTGTCTATGCGATCTTTATGCGCCAGTATGAGATCACCGGAAAGGCATCCTTCCAACCGATGGCGTACGGTTTGACTGTCGTATCAATCGCGGTCCCATATTCTGGATTTTTCATCATTCTCGTCTATTTCGGCTTCAAGGCCTTTGTCGCAGAATATGTGGCACAGTGATAATGATTGAACTTCATTGGTTAGCCGCTGGACTCATGTTCGGGCTCTTGGCATCTACTGTGTCGATCCCTCCGACGCGCAAACAAGCCAAAATCCCCCAGCCGAACGACTCTAGCGTCTACCACACCGACACGGGGTGTGTGCGATTCACGTCGGTAGAGGTTCCGTGTGTCCAAGACGCATCGTCGCTCAACCTACTCGCAAGTCTCAGTAAGAAGTAATGGTCCGACTCCTGGAAGCGATAAAAAACGGTGCGCCCTTTTTCTCGTTCATCATCGGCTTGGGTATCGCCGTGATCTTGTTTCACCGCAACTATTCCACGGTTCGCACGCTGGGCATGCCGCTCAAGGATACGATGGACAAGATCGTCAAGGTAGATGGAAAATGTTATCGGTATCGCGTGGAGGACGCAAATTGCGAAAACGTGTCTAATGAATAAACAATGGACGATTCAACACCGCTAGATGCTTTGCTGCCTAGCCCCCAGGGCCCTCAGTCGGCTCCCCCGATGATGCCGCTGCCCAGTGGGTCCAACAGCCACCACGGCGGAATGGCGCCCTCCTTCAAGCCCAGTCTGCCTGCGATGCGATGGATGGTGTCGTCGCTGTCCATGTATATCGCCTTCTTCTTGGCCGCCGTGATTATCTCACTCTCCCCAGCTCGTAATCTCCTCCTTCAATACGTGCCCAACGCCTACACCGGCTCCGGTGTTGTCAGCTGGACTGGCGCTGGCGTTCTCGGCGGCGCTGCCGTTGTTATTGCGCATCTTCTCAATGGCTTCCTTGCTAGCTTTCTTGGTTAGTTCCTCCTGAAACCAATATGTCAACTGTCTCACTCGTTCAGCCTGTGTCTCCTTATTCGGGTGTGGTCGCTTGTGCACCTCCACTAAGCATCTCTGGTAGTATGATTCCATACTAAAACGTAATCTATTTCAGAATAGTATACGTTTTAATAGAATGTCGTTTATCACGCGTCTGCTTCAACCAGACTATATGAAGCAACCACCGGCGTACTTTCATCCTCGTATTCTAGTGGGCCCAGGCGCGATGCTCACAGTAGCCTTTGCGAAACGATACGGGATCACACACGTCATCAACTGTGCGATGGATGACGACTCGCCTGTCTGGTGGAGACAATACGTTCCGCATCTATATGTCGTGTTGGAGGCACTTGATAGCCGAACTGGTGTGAACATTCTTGATTGGTATCCCAAGTTTGAGGAGGCTATGCAGAGATTCCTTCGTGAGGGCGATGGCGTTGTGTATGTTCACTGTCAGGCTGGAATGAATCGGTCGGCGTCCCTTGCGTTGGCATACGCATGCGCACACTTTCACATGGACTTTGATGCTTTGGTGGTCGCGACCAAACGTCAGAGACCTTGTATTCTTCAAAATACAGTCTTCATGGACCAGGTGAAGGAATTCATAAATGGACGTGTTCAAAGTGAGAAAATCCCGGGAGGCGAGCTCAACGCCAAACGCGACGGGGACGTTGGACTCTTTACATCAAGGTATCGTTCAGACTCTGAAGGAGTCAAAGACAATGCAGGAGACATTGAGGACCGAATGCGAGACTTTGAAGAATGAGATTGAGACTCTCCACTTGAAGAACGAGATTACGGATGTGGTGAAGGCAAATCAGCTTCAGATCCGAGTGCGTGAAATCACAGAGGAGTTGGAGCATGCGCATCCTGTCCAGGAATACTACCTCAAAAACATGGATCTATTGGACGACTATTATCGCAAGCAGGATACCTCCACAACAATGGCATCCCTTCAGCCCAAAGATACCAATACATTTATGCGCTTTTTCAATGGTGGTGTGCCCACGGATACTGGACCGAGTCGCAAACAGATGTTTGACGAGTATGTTCAGCGCATGAAGTTGTCCAATGGACCCGAGGTTATTCAGTTGTTGACGGAGCATTGCGTCCAGTGTAATGTGGCTCGCGAAGAGATCTCATCCGAGGGTATTCTGGTCTGTCCCAAATGTGGGTCGGAAGAGTATTCGTTGGTTGTATCCGACTTTCCTAGTTTCCGCGATCCTCCCAAGGAGCGCAACAACTATGCGTATAAGAAGATCAATCATCTCAACGAGATCCTCAACCAGTTCCAGGCCAAGGAGAGCACCATTATTCCAGAGGATGTCATGAATGAAGTCATTCTAGAAATCCGCAAGCGTCGCATCAACAACATTGCCGATTTGTCGGAGGATGATATCCGACAGATTTTAAAGAAGCTGAACAGGAGTAAGTATTATGAGCACCGGGCCCACATCCTCTCTCGACTCAATGGCAATCCACCTCCCACCATCACTCCTGAGATTGAGGAGAAGATTCGGGCTATGTTTCAGGACATTCAGGCGCCTTTTCTGCTCTACTGCCCGAACGACCGAACGAACTTTCTGAGCTACTCGTATATCCTGTACAAGTTCTTTGAGTTGTTGGAGCTGGACGAGTACAAGGTATACTTCCCTCTGTTGAAGTCGCGAGACCGTTTGATTGCGCACGATCAGATATGGAAAAAGATTTGTGATTATTTGAATTGGGAGTTTATTCGCAGCATTTAAACGTGTATCGTATATCCCTTCAAGTGGCGCTGTGCGAAGCAGTTGGACTCGCAATGAGTGTTACGGCCACATCGGCAACATAACACCTTCTTTGCTTCAAAAGTATCCATTCGGTCATTAATCTTCTGCAATCTGTCAAGCACAGCTTCAATCATCTCAATCTTACTTTGATCTTCAAAACGAGCGAGAGGAAATGCCTTTGCGTATTTGTTGTTATTCACTCTGAACTTCGCTTCATCTCGGAAAGCCTCAAGTGACTTGACCTGAGGAACCGCTGCCTTCTGTTTCTCAAGCTCAGCGATGCGGGCATGAAGGGTTGCGAGTTCGATATCGATAGATGACATTTTGAGTGACTTCTGTTTGTGTAGTGGGGGGGCGTCTATACACTCTGATCTGGATGAATCCGTTTTGAATTGAAAAATGTTTTGGTTCGTTCACATATTCACTCGTAATCGCGGAAGGCGATGCCGATCGGGAAGCGTGGGACACCCTCGTCCGTCAGCTCCTGGAAGCGCACCGTCAGCTGCTGGCCGATGAACTTGTCCGCAGACTTGTAGATCTCCGCACGTGACTCGTGAGTGCCACGCGGGCGCACGTTGAACTGCTTGCCCTCTGGCGTCTCGCAGACCCAGATGACCAGTCCCTCCTCCGAACCCTCGCCGTCCGTGAAGTTCACCACCTTGTACTCGGCGTCCTCAAACTCCTTGTACTTCTGGAGGTCCTTTGAGCGACCCGCCAGCTGGTAGAGACCAGCCAGGTTGCGGATGATCAGGCCCTCCTTGCCGGCAGCCACATGGTGATCGTGCCACTTCTTGAGGTCCCTCGCGTTGTTCGCCACGCCAGTCGGCAGCAGCTTGACGAACGTCAGCTTCGTCTTCTTCTCAAAGAAGTTCTGGAGCGTCAGCAGACGGTCCTCAAAGGTCTCGTCGTTCACGCAGTCGTAGACCCAGAGGTTCACCTGCTTAAGCATCTCCACCTCGGCAACGTTGTGCTTGGTCTTGCGGACCAGGCCCACGAACTGCTGGAAGCTCAGCGTGTCCGAGTAGAGCTCGCCATCCAGCACGAGCTTGCAACCCTTGAGCTGTTTCGTGATGTGATCCATGTTCGGGAACACCTTGCCCGTGCGGCTCGTCAGCACACCGTCGCGGAAGATACATCGGACACCGTCCAGCTTGGCCTGAACCCAGCACGGGAACTTGATGTCCTTGCCACGCTTGTTGTAGTCGTGGGCGAGCATCGGGAGGATGGCCACATGCGCAGCGAGTGACGTAGCGTCCGCCACAGCCGGGACCTGAGCATCCGCGAGCACCTCAGCGTACCCACCCTTCTGCTTCTTCTCCCACGTAGAGCGGGCCTCAGCAACCGCCTGCTGCTCAGGCGTGGTCGCGTTCTTCTTTCCGAGGTTCTTCCCCTCGGAGATCGTCTTATCGGCGATCGTGACAGCACCACCCTCATACCCGTAGGAGATGTGGATTGTGGAGCCGGTGACCTGGATGTTCCAGACCTGAGTCTTGCCTGACTTGGACTTAGAGTACAAAGTAGGAAAGGACATCTTGACAAGGTTGCTAGGTTGTCAGTTGGTTTATAGCAATGTGATCGCGTTTCTGAGTTATATTCAGAGGTTAGATCATGTGTTTTGGGGGGGAAGTCCTGTCTCCATGGCCCTACTGAATCCGTTTTCATTTAAGTCCTCTCTCCTTCAACTCCATCTTTTGCTCACGAAGTTCAGACAGTAGGGCTCGCCGTGTAGGATGTGCTAACACTTTGAAGAGATGGTGGTGTTCCCGCAAATAGGCTGCCCTCTTCATGCGGATGGTCTTGGACTTCCGACGGCGAGTCTTACGCTTCCCCGCGACAACAGGTAAGAACTGAACTGCGGTCTTTGACTCTGCGTTTAACAGGGCAACGTCCTTCCGAATATCAACGATCGGCTCCCACCGAAGCTCGTAGATCTCTCCCTCCCTTCCCATGGCTTTCCAAGAAGCAATGACGGCTGCCTTCTCGGATTCCGGGATCTCCACGGTAAACACACCACTTGCTGTAGTCGGCTGTAAAGGAAACCGACGGATGTCATATCCGGTCTCCTCCTTGAACTCACGCACCGCTGCGGCTGCCTCGGTCTCGCCCTTGAAGTCACTGTCGGGGAACGTTCCCTTGATAAATCCGGGTGGATTCATCGGAGTCAAAAACCGAGTGGACCATCTATCGGGATTCGTCTTCCATACCAGCGGAGTATATTTGGTGTCAGATCCTATGCTGTCGGCGCGACGAAGTGCCTCTTGCTTTGCCGCAGCCAATCCTGTGGCCGTGCCAGGGATCTTCTGTAGTTGAAAAATCTTGGGATCTTTCTTCACATCGGTCAGCCACTTGCCGGACTGAGAGATCAGTACATCGCGGCCGCTTGTGGCCAGCACAATCACCGGCATTCTATTATACACTTTTGAGATTAGAACTCGTCATCGGAATCGTCCAGTATCCCCATTTCGTGGAGCGCATCAAGTTCGTCGGTTGTAACATACATACCATTTCCAATATCAATCAAGCCGTTCTGAGGTGTCTCGAACCGTTTCGGTTGCGTATGAATGGAGTCCGAGTCACTTTCAATTGTCTCATCGTCATCCTCCTCTCCGCGTTCCATCGCCTCAATTTGATTGTAAATGTCTTCCCATGCTAGGTCCAGCAATTGCTGATCCGAGTGTGGTAGTGTTGCGTCGTCCATCTGACGCTCAATGTCTGCTAATGCTTCAAGTAGGAGTTCCATATTATCTGTTGGGGGATTCAATCCGGGTGACGGTCATAAATCCATTTTTACTGGCGCAGCAGGCCGTGCTGGACATACTTGTGCACCAGGGCGAAGACCACACCGTGGGTCAACGCCTGCACCCAGAAGGGCTGGTTGGGGGGCAGAGAGATGAGGATACCCGGCGTGAGCACGTAGAAAAGAACGGCGGTGAGGAGGAAGTATGCCCACATTTTGTTTTAACGCATAGATTTTTTTACTTCCACAACGATTGTTTGAAAACATACACAAGCTTGTCATCCAATGTTCCGAGGAAGATGAACATCGCATAGATAAAGATCATCTGGCCGCCAAACGACTCCACGTAGTGCTCTAGGCCCGGCGATACATGAAGAACGGGAATCCATATATTTACAAAGTACGTCAGCCAGAAGGCGACGACCACAATGGCGGAAACCTCGGCAGAAACATCTAGAAGTTGGTACGCGAAGGATGACTTCTTCCACGTTTCATCATAGGATGGAAATATATGAAAAAACAGATAAGAGACGGCTGCTCCCAAGAACACATAGAAGACCGCCACGAAGACAAGGTTTAGCGTAAGGTTCAGCTGCTGGCCCTTAACGGACGGAATATGGTTCAAGCCGACGTTCTTCATTATTACATGTCCGGAAAGTCCATCAGGCACGGACCGTCGCTCCGGTATCCACCTGGGCACGACTTGCTGACAAACTTCTCACGGCCATACTCGGGTGGGATGCTCGTCTTGCCCGTGCCGGGCCAGAAGAGGGCAGCGTGCCCGGAGAAGCCCATATCCCAGGACTTCGGCTTCATCACCTCAAATCCCTCCTTGGAGAATACCGCAGAAGGACCGCCCTGGTTGCCGGCGAAACACTTATCAGGGCCCGAGACACAACCGACACCCGGGCAGTAGATCTGAGATCCAGGGCACCCCATTGCGGCGGGAGCAGCAACCATAGTTGTGAGTGCAAAAAATACGACGAGAGCAACGACATAAAAAGCCCACTTCGGGAATTTCATTTGTATCTGCTCAATACTACTTCTTCTGAACACGCTTGCCAGTGCGACGACGGCGAGTCTTCGGCTTCCGGGACTTCCGGCGCCTGGTGCGACCTGCGCTTTTGGTTGCTGTGGGATTCGCATTTAAAAGACCGGTATAGGTCGTTCCGTCATCAGCCATTTAATCTAGTCCAACATTCTTCTTGTGGGGGCACGTAGAACACCCGGGCTTCTGCGAGAGTCCTTCGCCTCGTGAGTTCCACACATACATGAAAAATACGACTGCCGCAAGCAGTAGTATCCAGAAGGCCATTTGTATTGTCGCGAGATTTGGGGACGGGTTGAAAAACGGAAGCGCTTTTGTAAGACCAAATGGCATCACCATGGATCCTCGGCCCGCACTTGATAGCATAGACATCCGCGCGACGCAATCTGTCTTGAAGGCACGCATTCGGCAGATAAAGCAGGCAATGCCCAAGGAGGAACGGGCGAGGATCTCCTATGTCGTCAACAAGTATCGCAAGAAGCAACGGAAGCTGTTGGAAGAAGATGACATTGAGGATCCGAATCCATACGCAGCGTCGTATATCTTCTACTGCTTAGAGACTGAGCGCGTATACTAAGTATGGGTATTCCATTCTACGTTGCTTCCCTAATTAGGTCACACAAACATATCCAGAAAAAGTGTGGGAATGCGCCACTTGAAGTGGATGTCCTCGGAATTGACTTCAACTGTTTCATCCATAAGTACTTGAATGCTGAGAATCCGATTGGCAGTATCGTTGTGGCGTTGAATGAACTTCTCACAACAACGGTGCGTGCTAAGAAGGTGTACGTGGCATTTGACGGTATGGTTCCGTATGCCAAGGTCGTTCAGCAGCGATATCGGCGTATGCGTATCGCAGAAGCAGCAGCCTTTGACAAGCACCAGATCTCTCCTGGCA